GGTACGGAGGCCAAAAGTCCGAAAGCCCCAACATCCAAGAAGCAAGGAAAACCGAAGAATGGGCAAACCAAGTCCTCCAGCAATGGGGATGGCCCATCCGAGGATCCGCAGCGGAAATGAAGTCAATTCGTTTCCAGGCGGGCCGAGTAGTCAACACTGCGCTGCCTACTCAGCAGGAGATACTTAAAGTGCGCACGAAATTGGTGCAGGAGATGAGGGCCGCAGGGTCAGTGCATCTCCCACCATTCCACACGAGGGAGCAGGTAATAGCAGCAGTTAACCACGTTTTGGAATCTGGTGAGCTGAACCCGAAAGCTACGCCTGGCTACCCATTTGATAGGGTTGGTCGTACGAAGGAAGCTGTTTTGGAGAAATTCAGAGGATCCATTAGAGATTCTGCAGTTGATCTCATCGAAAACTGGAAGTCGGTCGGCAGAGATAATATCAAGCGGATGTCAGTTCCAGATTTGATGAAAGCTTTCTTGGTCTATCCTACTCAAGCTAAAATCAAGCAGGAGCCACATGCTAGGGAGAAACTTGAACAACAGAGATACCGAATCTTTTTCGCTGTGTCAATGGTTCACGAGATAGTCACTCGCGTTTTATACGGAAACGTTATTAATCGCGAGGCTGATAATTGGCGGACTTTGCCAGTGAAACCTGGAATTGGATTTACTGATGAAATGGTCAAGGATTTGTATCAGCACGTTGATTCTTTAGGCGAGAGCCGAGAAGACAATGATGGTTCAGGCTATGACTGGAGCCAACGGCAATGGGTTATCGATTTAGTTACAAAAGCTACAATTGAAGCCTATCACATTGACTCCTGCCGCGCAGAGCTTATGCGAATTGACGTTTATCTTTCGTATAAGACTCCTTGGTTGCTCTCAGACGGAACACTCTTAGAAGTGTATTTCGAAACTGAAGCAGGCCGAGAGTGGTTGGTTTGGAAATCAGGAAGATTTACGACAGCGCGAGATAATTCATGGGGACGGATCACGTTAGCACATTTAGCGGCTTTAAGGCTGGACAAATTGGAGCTATCATGGGCTGTCACTATGGGTGATGATTGCGTGGAATCGGACCTAGATCGAGATTACAGTCAATTTGGTATTCGTATCACGGATCGTAACAAAAGTAAGAGGGGAGAACCCTTTATTTTTTGTTCACATGAGATTCGTTATGACGGTAAGGCTCGTCTAATTCCGTGGGGTAAAACTCTTTATAGATTGTTATCAAATAGACCAGATTGGGAATTTGTTTATCAATTTGAGTATGAACTCCGCCATAACCCAGAGCTATCAAAAATACAATCCTTGCTCTGGGATATTGGATACTACAAG